GTCTGTGGGATCGATTGGACGGTAGCGTCCTGCATAACTCATCTCCTTTTGTAAGGCTTCTAAAGTTCGATACAGATATGGCGTTAAATCCAATCTTGGATCCGCAGCCATCGGAAGATCCGGAGCTTGCGGGTGAGGAGTCTGCATCATTCCCCCCACTAGCTTTGCGAACGCCGAGTATGCACCCTGCAATTCGTTCACCATCCTGAACGGGAACCCAGATAACATCTCGGCCCGTTCCTCATCCGTCTTAGACGGGAAGAGGTATTTCAGTGCTTCAATGCTATCAACACCTAATTCCTGAAGGTTTCTTACAACAATGGAGTTGTTGAGAATATCCTGCGTGGAATCTTCGTATACAGGTCCCAGCCAGCGCCAGAGGACGGTGAGATCGCCATCTGGAATAAGACCCATAACTCCGGGAGGAATCATTTGGGTCTCAATACAAGCCATCATAATTTGTTTGAGCTTGTCGTTGTATTGCTTCATTGCTTCTTTGTAGGCAGCTTCTTCTTCTTGCGCTGCATTAGGAGGAAGCTCAACAGGCTTTTCAATGCCGGCAGCAGCGGCAAGTGTCGTCTTGAAAAGCTGCTCTTCCTGGTAGATAATCAGTTCAAGACAGCGAGAAATACCATGTGTGTAGATAGCATTTGCTTTTTTCTTAGACGTAGCGGAAACGCGTCCAAACAACGACTTGTACTCAGTTGCGGTGACACCAGCAGAGATTGACAGCTCATCTACGCCGCCTAGAGCGGTGCGAATTTCTTCACGATACTGACGCGCAAACGAGTTTTGATCACCTGTAATTGCGTCGGGAACGATATAACCAACCCGGTCATTTGGTTCCAGATTTGCAATAATACGTGGAACGCGAATCTGGCCATCAATGCTACGGCTGACTGGATCAGCCTTGAACATCGACCGACTCATCGGTGAAGGACTAGCAAAGCCTGAGTTAGCCGCAATAGAGGGACGTTGTATTGAAACATCTCCCCCGGCTTCCATTAGGTCAGTCTTGGGCCGAGAAGAAAGAAGCGTGGGATTACCAAAGAATGTGATATTCTTCCGCATCGTACGCATCAATTCATCGTGCGTACAAATGTGGTTGGCTACTGCGTCAAACTCGCCAACACCTTCTGTCGAAAAACCCTGTGGATTATTTAAAATCTCAACGCATGGAATAAAACCAAGACTGTTTTTAAATTCTTGAGTATTTCCAGTAATGGCATAGGTTGGCATGTCAAATGACATTTCGCCATCTGAGTGCGTCTCTTCAATCTGGTCTGGACGAATAGAAAGACGAATGTACCGTTTGGCACCTGGACTATAGGTGCTCTTGTTACCTGTTAAATTGGTAGTGTTGATTTGATCGCTAAAGCCCGGCCCTCGACGCACTTTGTAGCTATAGATGATTACAACCTCGTCCAGCTCGCCATCAACGTTGTAATAAGCCCGATACTCGTGAGAACGGAAATAATAAAGGCGATAACTATTTTTGGTTGGTCGGATATAAAACAACCCTTTCCCATCACACAAAAAGTATTCCCAGATGGAATCCAGTCGGGTATCCATCTTGTTGTACTTTAGTACCCGGTCGAGAAAGTCCTTACGCTGGGATCCAAAGTTATCTTGGGATGGAAAAAATTCAACTCCTTGGCGAATACCAAAGAGTTTCATCTGGGCAATATGGGACGCAACAATGCTCGTGTCAACAACAATATCGCTGTCCTTATCCAGGTAAGCGTTGATAATTTCTTGAAGACGGGCTTTAGCGTCAGCCATTATTCGCTATCTATTACTTAAATACTAGCAGTTCAGGAAACAATTTTATTCTGGAAACCTGCGGGCATTTGACCCATTTGCGGTCCCATATAAAACTGAGAATTATTTAAAAAGGCGCCGGCATTGCCCATCGGTTGCATTCCAGGGAAGCCAAGTGCTTGACGGAACTGTACATTGATAGCCCCTTCTCTACCAGGTTCAGTTTGTGGAAAAGTACGGATAGGAATGTAGTCACGCGGAGCACCTGGTTTGTTTTGTTCTTGAATGGTTTTATAGCGGCCACCGCCGCCAAAAGGCAAATCAACGCCGCCAGCCATCAAGGAGCCGAAAGAAGCATTGGGAATATTGGCGTGAATAACATCGGTAGAAAGCTGTCCAGGTCCCGCAAACCTACCTGCGTTACCCATGTATCCACCATAGAAACTTTGTGACATTTCTACATCCTTTGATCTGTTTATTCTACTCTTCTATAACTTCGTAACCGGCGGCATCGTTCACCTTACTAACGATAATGCCATTGCCACGTACGTCCCAGTTAAGTACGTCGCCTTCTTGCCAGCCCAGATCTTCAATCACTTCATCAGGGAGAACAATGTACTGGTCTCCGTTCTCGTCCTCCTGGACCTCAAGGATGTAGCTCATTTGCTTGAAAGCATCGTCTCGATTAGTTTATCAAGTTTATTATTGATTTCGCGAAAGTTGTCTCGCATATCTTGGATTTCTCTTAAGAAATCAACTTTGAGGACATACTCTAGAGGCAAGCGCTTCAGGTCTTCTTCCAAGAGATCAATCCTTCTTTTCTGGGATCCTATGTAACTATAGGCCTGTTGCACTTGATCGTTATAACGATTTAAGATTTTAGATGCAGCCCAGCCACCCCCGGTAACTGCAGATATCACGGCAGTTAAGCCGATGGCGATGTATTCGGGACCCACTGAGCTAAATGCTTTTTTCTAATTCTAAAGTTTAGTAATCAACCTGGAGTTGTCCTTTTCGCATTAAGCCGGTAAGCAAGAACACCAGTGCGTCGACGCAGTCATCGTGGCTGCTAACACCAAAGTTGGTCAGCTCCTCAAACATTGAAGTGAAGTTGCGGAACCGATTAAAAACAATCTTTCGATCCTCAAACATTCCCATGCAGCCACGGAAACGTGCAAGTTTATCTGCGCGGAAACCTTTGACAGCATGCCAATTCAAGTTGTACAAGCCTTCATTGTTTAAACAGATACGTTTAAAGTCCGCTTCCAGGGAAGCCTGATAAGCTACAGCCTCGCTCCAAATATCACAAGTTGAATACGTAGGAAAATAATTACCAGAGTCGTCTTTACCAAGAACAGACCAATCGTTTAGCAACTCTTTGAGGGCATCTAGTTTCTCTAGGTTACCCATGACGCGTAAACGTCTGTAATCAATGATATGGATCTGATCGCCAATACGTCCGCCAAGAACCATCACTGTGTAATCGTTCTTCTCTTTAGTGCCAACAGAGAGATCGACCCCGATTCCGAGGGTGTCAAATTCAGTAGAAATCTCAGCTTTAACAATCAGCTCTGGCGCCAAAGATAACTCATTTTGTCTGACAACCTGATTCATGTACTGGAAAGAAAAAGCAATGGGAGCTTGCCGCTTCTTTTCTTTTAAGTAGTCCAGGGACCACATCTCTGGCCAATATGATATTTCATCACCTGTTTTGGGATCATTAAGAATGGCAGACAAAACAATTTGCTGCCAATTGTTTTGCTCGTTAAATGTAGTGGAGTGAATGTCATCATGGCGGAAACGTGTGCCAAGGCAAATTGCACGTCCACCCTCGAACATAGTGGGCGCAATCACAGCATTCCAGTTCTCCTGCATCTGTTTGCGGATATCTGGGTTTGCAATGTCAGCGGCGGATTTGATGGCGTCATCGATCATCACCAGGTGTGAGCGTTTGGATGTCACAGAACCTTTCAAGCCAGCTGCGCAAAGCGTGAACTGTTCTTCACCCGTGGTATCAATGCCAGCAAACTTGTGATCAATTGACCAGTACTCGTTACTGGTTACGTTCTTTAATAAGCGTACTTTTGGGAAGACTTCTTGGTATCGTTTGCTTTCAATAATTCGTTTAATAGTTGCAGATTTAGAACGGGCAATATCAACGGTGTAGGAAAGATAAAGAATTTGAAGTGGTTTTTGAGCATGTGTATGGATGCCAATGGCCCAAGCTGTCAACAAACCTAAGACTGTTGACTTAGCAGATCCTCGTGGAGCCAAAAGGTCAACGTTAGGTCCAGCAATTTTGATAAGGCAACTACTGTCTTCGTGGGTAACGAAGTGACGATGCCAATACTTGTGATGCGTAGCAGGAGGCTTATCAGCTACATACTCACAGAAGAAACCAAAATCTTCTCGTGCAAGCTCAATATTTTCTAAGTTTTTGTGTGGTCTAATTTGTTGTTTCTGTGCTGCCGCCCTGGCATTGCGTCGATATGCAAGGTGTTGGTAAGCAGGCACAACAATAGTTTCAAGTATTACTGAATACTACTTTATTTTTGTGATGCTTGGTTCTTTTTACGTTCTTGATAATGACGTGCCTTGTCCAAAGCTGCTTTGCGTTTTTCCTTGTCCGTCATCTCGCTGCCGTCCTTGTTCTTTGCGTTCTTCGTCTTGAAGTGCTCCAGGAGCTGGGGCGGCATTTTGTTCTTTGTCATTTTTAAGTGCATTTAAAACGGCGGCTCCTTGTTTTGCTTCGCCACCAATAGGAGAACCTTGCAATTCACGTACTCCGCCAAAACGGTTTTTTTGAAGTTGCTGAATAACATTCATTAATCCACCAGCGAGACGTTCATCGTTAGCCGGTTGCATCTGTTCGCGGGGGGAATTCATGTTTATTATTGTTTAAGTTTCCTCATACTGAATTTTAGCCCATACACTCATTGAGGCTTCTTCCAATGGAATTTCAATTGGATCATCCTTGAAACAAGCCATCAATTCACGAATGGCCCGATCAGCTCCAGCCATCAACAAGCCTTTGCGATCACGATTGGAAGTATAGTTTTCAATTTGCGCAATCGTGCCACGCAACTCTTTTTGCATTGCAGCAACACGGGCAACACCTGCATCACGTTTTACCAAGCCTTCATCTACGTCTTGGCGTAACTTACGGATATCCTCCTGCATCTCATCGATTTCGTAGAGGAGGGTTTTGCGGTGATCCGGTTTTGGATAATTGGCTTTAAGCCAAAGTTCACACGGAACAATGCTCCCCTTATAACCCAAGAAGCGGGCATAGAGGAAGCACTCAATAATTGAGTAGTTATCTAAAGAAAACCCGCCAAAGGCTTCTTGTTCTGCAGAGTTTAAATGATCAAACCACTGCTCAAAAAGCTTAATATCGATAAGCTCGTTGGGCTTGGTTGTAGTCTCGGGCTTCGTCCGATTGACGGAACTGCTGCGATTGCTCAGATGAGGTGCGCTGTTCTTCTGCACCCTTGCCGATGGTTTCTCGCTCTTGTTCACCAAGATCCTCCGCTTTTTTCTTAGAGAAACTATAAGCTACTTCAGCAGCTTGTTTGTATTTATCTAGATCAAACCAGTCATCAGTATCGGTTTGACCTGTTGGTACGCTGCTAGCCATAGCTTATAGCTCTAACTTAAGGGGATCAGAAGTTGCTCATCATGCTAGCAAGACCTTGCGCGTAAATATTACGGCGGCCTTCCAGGGATTCTTGGCGCTTTTGACGACCCTTTGAACCTTCCAGCTTGTCAAGTAAAGTCTGGAATTTATCGATATCAAAATAGTCGTCGGTGGCGCTTTGGGCGGTAGGGACAGAGGAACTCATGTGAATAACGCGTTGGTTATTTACTTATTTTAAACAATATTATCCAAAAGCAGAAGAAAGTAAACCATACATTGAACCAGCAAGTTGCATTTTGCCAAGAGATTTATCCGCTTCCGTTCGCGTTTCCATGGATTTTAAGCTGTATTCGCCAGTTGTCTTGGCAACATCACGAGCAGATTGTCCTTCAATATCAGCAACACGTTCAAGACCGGCATTGATAATTGGTTGCAGATCAAGTTTGCCCTTGACTTCAATATTGGCAACATCAGTGCGCCAACCGGCTTCTTTATCGTAGCCATATTTTTGAGCATCCGCATAGGCCGTTGCTACGTCAAGATCACCTTTATTGTCAATTTCTGCAATATCTACATTGAAATCAGCAATAGTTTGAAACAGCGTCGCGTTGTCTTCTTTAAGTTTTTTAACTTCTTCGTCGCGTTCCTTGTTTTTTCTTTCAGCATCAGTCAAGCCATCGGCACCACGAACTTCACCGCCTGGAGTAACAGTGGTAGTGGTAGTGGTAGTGGTGTTACCTGCAGTTGCGCGATTACTAACGCGGGTAGGAATTTTAATATCCGTAGTTTTTTCTACTTTCCTTAAAACTTCTTCAGGCGTAAGCTGGGACTTTCGCGTCAGCTGCTCAAGTTCTTTGGTACTGAGCCTCGGGCCTGGGTCAATTTTATTAACTGCAGCCAAGAATGCCTGACGTTCTTCTTTCCGTTCTTCTTTTTGTTTCTGCTCTTGTCTTTGTTCTTGCCTCTGTTCCTGCTTACGTTCTTGTTTCTGTTCCTGCTTACGTTCTTGTTTCTGTCCCATTGTTATTCTCCTGGTTTAAGGAATTGGGGAAGCGGCAGCGGCGGCCTTTCTTTCCGTTGATGGAATGTAACGCGCATAAAGGTTGGTGATACGCCCATCAGAAGTTCTTGCTGGGTCACCAAACATATAGGAGAGCATTTCTTGCTGTGCTGTTTTTACTTTACCAGATGCGATCATATCTTGCTTGATCATGTCCGCAAATGCCTGTGGACTGCGGATGTTTAAACCTTTAGCACGCTCGCCATACTCTGAATAAATGTCGTCACCCAGGCCAACGCCTTGCTGTCCATACAAACTATCAGCAAGAGCCCTGTAGGAACCACTTGAATAATCAATAGGTTCTTTGTAACTACGCTTAAGTTTTCGATCGATGAAAGCAGGATTGGTGTATTTATAACGCTCTGCTTCCAAGAATGCCTCCGCGCCTCCTCTGTTACCACCTGCTAGTAAGTTTTGATATTGCGCAGCAATAGCCTTTCTTTTTGCCTTGCCAGCTTTAATTTGATCTAGGGCATACCCTTGAAGTTCTTCTTCTACGTCTGTTGGCTCATAAGGAGCTGGGCCACTGCCACCAAGACCGCCGGTAAGTAGTCCACCAATGCCGCCAACTACGGTACCAATCGGCCCAAGGGCAGAACCTGTTGCCGCACCTGATAGTGCCCCTCCGAAACCACCGCCCCAATTGAAAGACATTTATCAATAAACCTATTGTCTTTATTTTAACCGTATTGATTTATTGGCCAGCAAAAGAACCAAATGCAGTGCCAGCGTATTTACCTGCAATGTCCCCCAGGTGAGTCCGCGTTTGGTTTTG